GAATATACCATTGCCGGGCGCCGCCTTTGCGTGCGGCTTCGATCGCGGCTTCGTTTAGGGTTTCCCAGGTCATGCTCAATCTGTCTCCGGCGGTTTGCACGCCACTGCACGCAGTCTGCACCTGTGTCTATACACGCCCGATCCACCAACAGCTTCCAGCGTTTTGCTGGCCAGCGTTTCTGATGTCGATCGGGCACACTCAAAACGCGGCCTTTTGGCAAAACGGCTATCTGCGTAGCGCTCGCCCAACTCAAACTTAACCTCGCCGTGGAACGCCGCCCAGGCCGATTCTTTGGCGCGTTCCTCAGTCGCCTTGATGTCGCCAGTCACCTTAAATTCGCGGGCACACACGAACCCGTTGAGCTTGCGGAATGTCGCGCCCTTGACGCGAGGCCGGGGCTTATAGCGACGGCGAGGCTTGGCCACTGAGCGAGGCGGGGCCGGCTTGCTCCATTCGCTTTGTGGCCAATCCGCAGCCCGTGCCGGTGCAAAAATGACCAGCGTGAGCAAGATGCAAATGAGTGCGCCAGTGATAAAAACAACAACCGCTTGCTGGAATGTCATCATTCGCATCCTTCTTTCAGGTCTCTGTTGATCCTGCGGATATCCTTATGTGTTGCAACGTGCTCAACCATACCGCCAAACTGCGCCGGACTTAAATACCTGGCCTGTTCGTCGGCCGTCAAATCATCCCACTCCCTGCCCATATCAATTCCGCTGAGACCCGTTGCCAGTTCTGCTGCATCGCTCGAATCATGCCTGATGTGCAGGCTATACCCGTTCCATTCGAAGTCCCTATCGCCCTTGAAATGCCCCGCAACAGAGCGCCCGTTTTTATCAATCCATCCTTTATTCCAATGCCATATCCGCTTGCGTTTACCATCGCTGGCTAAATCACCAACACGTTCTCTTGCTGGAAACATTTTCTTGGCATCATTTGATGACATCGCAAATAAAGCCGTACTACCGTTCTTTGACGCCCGCACTTGCACGCCGCCGCTCGGCGCAACCGCCAATGATAATGCAAGAGCGAGCGTTGCGGATGCTGCGTCATGCACGCTCTCTTCTGATTTTTGTTTGATCATTGGATATCGCCATAGCGCTTTGGATGGTATCCACCTGGCGTGACGATTGTTGTTCGGATAACCTGCATTATTGACCATTTCCCGCAAGAGCCGCGCCCTCCCATTTTCAAGAACGACGCAAAACTCTGTTGACACGCCATGAGCCAAGAAATCCCTCTTGCCAGCGTCTTCGTCGAGGTAGACCATCGTAATGCGATAAATCAAACCAAATGCTAACTCAATGCCAATCGGGGACATCGTTAACTTCTCGAACGAAATGAATTTCAGAATGTCAGACTTATCCCGGCCGCCCCGATGATACCTTAACAGCGCAGCCCCCATGCCTGGCAGTTTTTTGTCCTTGAACATCTCCAAACGAGGCGTTATCAGCCCCTCTTCGCAAATAATTCGGCATCCGACCTTATCGAACACACCAAGCGCGCCCTTGCTCTTGCGCTCCAAATAGGTCCTCACACTAAAATAATAATCAAGATCGTCCAGCAGCGATTTGCGATCTTTAGATGCATAATTGTGCGTATTCCTTAAATCATCAAGTTCCTTTATATCAGGCTCTTTTGGAAACACCCGGCCTATTTTCGTGCGGAATATTTGTAAACTTTCCGTATCTACACGCATTAAACCGTCCTCCTAACCACTCTCTGCTTTTTGCTGGTGCGTTGCCTGATTTTCGCGCTTGCGTCCAGTTTCGGGTCTGTGATGCGGATCAGGCGGGGCTTGCCGTCCTTGTCCTTGGTGAGACGCATGTTGCGGGGGAGCTTCATTGGCTATCCGCCTCCATTATGGCTCTTCCAATGAGTTCGGGGATCTGAGGGACGACGGCGTTTCCAAGTCCGTCCATCCTTCGTCGTATCCCATTATTGCTTCCACCTCGCTCGGAATTGGGAAGCGTCCGTAACGTCTCTTGAATGCCGCAAATAGACCGTCTCCGCTGGTCTTCGATGCCCCAACCCGGTTGTAATTCCCACACACCGTTGGCGTTGGCAGTAATCCAAACTCTCTCTCGTCGATGCGGCAAACCGGCGTCACACGCGCGTATGCAATTCCATTGCGCGTCATACCCGACTTCGGCCAAGGCCCCGAGAACTGTTCCCATCCCGTTATCAAGCAGCGCTGCCACGTTCTCCAACAGCAGTCGGGGCCGTCCCACCATGCGAACGGTTCGTAGCACCTGCCAGAAAAGTCCTGAACGCTTCCCGGAAAGTCCGGCGCCTCGGCCCGCTCGGGAGATATCTTGACATGGAAAACCCGCCGTAACCAGTTCCACTGGCTCCCGATGATCGGCGGCTCTGATATCGTCATAGATCGGCACCCCCGGCCAATGTTTCGCCAGAACCTTCTGGCAGAATGGTTCAATCTCGCAGAATGCGACGGTTTCAAATCCGCCAGCACGTTCCAAGCCTAAACTGAAACCTCCGATACCGCTGAACAGGTCTAGGACTTTGAGTTTCATGCGTCCTCCGTTGCCATCATGCGCATATCCATCTCAACAGCTAGTTCTGCAATTGCATCGTCTTTGAGTGCCGGGCCGAGCGCGTTGCATAGCTTCACAGTTTTGCCCGCACTGGCTACTTGGATGCGGCCGGCGTCGGTGATGCTGACAAGTACCGCACCCTTGAGGCCGTGCTTATCGAGGATGCGCCGGAGGTCTTTGACCAGTGGATGATTGTTTGCCTTTACAGCTTCGCCCCCGCCATCAGCAACGCGTCCTTTGCAGCCCAACAGACAGACAAAACCATCAGGATCAGGCCGGCGCATGTGTGGCCTATCAACCAAGCGTCATGGCTCCAGGTCATCACCGCCGCGAGGATCATTGCAGAGCCAAGCAGAAATGCCAGAGCGTGAGGGAGGAAAGGGTGGATCATTCCGGTATTTCCCGTTCAAGCCACTTGAGACGGGGAAGGGATGGCTCCGGCATGTCAGCACGATCATGCGCCCGGTCCCACTGCTTGAACTTTGAAATGACAGCGCCAGCGCATGAGCGACACAAACCCATGCGCCCGGCACCTGATATCGGTGCCCTACATTGTTTACATTGCCTGCTCATTCAGCTGTCTCCCTCAGATCAGGATTTAGCGAGTAGACCGGCTCTGCGCCCTGCTCGCGTATTTTCCGGCACTTCTTGCACAGACCAGCGCAAAACCGATTCTTGACTGTCAAACGCTCATTGCAGAGCTGGCAGTGTGTTCTGGCCTGGTTGCGATGGCGCGTCATTTGGCTGCCTCGAATAACTGATGTTGATCGGACGGAAGCGGCGGCAGCACGCGGTATTGCCAGATGCCGCAGGCCAAATACTCACGCTCGACGCGGTAGCTACCGTTCCGCTCTTTGCGCAGATCACGGAGGCGCGCGGATATGCTGGCTTCTGGCTCTTTCGTGCGGGCCGCAATGTCGGCCAGTGTCCGCCATTTGCCATCCTGCATCAGATCGAACACCACCCGCGCCTGTCTGCTGAGGCGTTCGCCGTCGCGGTATTCGTCGTATGTGTCGCCGCTGAATTTCATGACATCACCCCGCCATTAGTTCCAACAGTGAACCGCCGCTGGAATTGCTTTCACTTTCAGCGATGAACTTGCACGCTTGGCGCCAGTACGATTCTTTTAATTCGAAGCCTATGAATTTGCGGCCTGTCTTCATTGCCACAAACCCTTCGCTACCTATCCCCATGAACGGCGATAGAACAATATCGCCAGGGTTTGACCACAAGTGGATGGCGCGCTCGATTAGGGGCAATTGCAGCGGGCATATATGCCGTTCGTCTTCTGCATCCCTAGCCATTCGGCCATTGAGAACATCAGTCTGACTGACATCCATCCACACAGGGCTCGCGTATTTTTGCCAGAGATCAACCGGCAAATCGTTCGGGCTGTGTTTGATCGGTTCTGGATTGTCACCGGGCTTGCGGAACACCATCACATAATCCGCCATGCCAACGCGGCTCATGGCGCTGTCTTTCTTCAACTGCTTATAAAGCAATCCGAGTGCTTTCGTGCGCTGCATCTCAACAACCGGATCACGCCAGACGGTCACCCGCGAGTGATAGATGAAACCGGCATCAATGTGAGCCCGCATGATGTCGTCACTGAACGGCTTGAGACCGATAACACCGTCTTTGAATTTTCGCGTCGGTAAATCTGTGCAATGCACAGCGGTTAGTCGGCCGGGCTTCAGCACTCTCATCTTTTGGTCGATTACGTGCCGATATTGATCGAAAAACGATACATCATCGGCGCAGTTTCCCATGTCGGCCGCGCTATCACTATAAACAAACAGATCAGCGAACGGCGGCGAATAAACCGAAAACCCTACGCTTTCGTCAGGTAAATCAGACATGCCCAGTACGCAATCGCCATGCACCGCAGTCCAGTTCTTGCCGTCTTGCTGTTTGATAATCGTATTCATGCTGCTTTCCCCGTGATGAATTTTGGCAGTTTAACATTCGTTATTGGTCGATATTCCTCGCGGGCTCGGGCCGAACCAACCGCCCTAGCCATGCTTTGACGCATAGCCGACTTCATGCGGTCGTGATCTTCTGCCTTCCGGCTAACCACATCCCATATTGCCTTCTCAGTATCCGCCATTGCCACATGCACATGCACATCGCGCTTCTGCCCGAATCGATATGACCGCCGGATTGCCTGATAGAAACTCTCATAGCTAAAGGACAATCCGACAAACGCCTGCCGTGCACAATGCTGCCAGTTGAGCCCAAAACCAGCGATTGACGGCTTAGTGACGAGAACGCGAATATCTCCGATGGAAAACCCAACGATACGCTCCTCTTTGACATCCGCAGACATCGACCCTCGAACCTCAACAGCCCCCGGAATACGATCCGTTAAGGCATCTGCCTCCGCATCCGTGTCGCACCATATGATCCACGGCTCATCCGGTTCTTTCGATACAATTGACGCAATCTTGTCCGCACGGGCATCAATCGTCATGCGCTTCTCGCGGTGGATGCTTGTCGCTGATGTTTCTGGAATGCGGAAGATACGGGCCTGTCCATCCTTCTCCTCGCCACGGTCGATTGAGCGATCCGCTTCGACTATGTGTTGCTCCATATGCATGTTCGGCAGTACGAAGCCATCATCAGAAAAGCCTACGTCCGAAGGCATACCAATGCATCGCGACCACGACGCCACCCAATCCCAGAACGCATCGACAGAGTGCCCCTTGATGCGCCAGTCCTGAGACGCCGACGCTGTATCATTCACGAACCACCGCGAAAGCATCTCCATTCCCCGCATCACGCCGAGAAATTCAGAATGCTGCCCAAGTTCCATATGGTCATTTGGTGCCGGCGTTGCAGTGCATGCCAACCGATATGGCGTGCGTGCAAACGATTGGATCAGAGCCTTTGACGTTCGCCCATTGAAGCCCTTGATTATCGAGCTTTCATCAAGGACCACGCCGGCGAAGTCATCCGCCCTGAACTTATCCAACCGCTCATAGTTCGTAATCCATATGCCGGTGCCCTTGATCTCTTCCGGCTCGCGAATGTACTTTGCATCGATACTAAATTTTTCCGCCTCCCGTTGGTGCTGCGGCCCGACAGCCAACGGGGCCAGCATTAGCACTGATTTGTTCATGTGTTCCATGATCACCCGCGCCCATTCCAAAGCGCAGAATGATTTACCGAGCCCGGTATCGAGAAACAGCGCCGCGCATCCTGTGCGCAATGCAAATTCCGTTGAATGCCGCTGATGCGGGAATAGGTCATCCGCCAGTTTCGGGATTTTCTTCAACCCCCGTGCTTCGAATGACACCGCTTTTTTTGAAAGTAGTTCCTGATAATCTCTCATTGCCCGTCCATTTCATTATCACCGAATATTCACCGTGATGGCAATCGGCCATGTCGTCAACGATCTCCCATCCATCAGCTAGGAATTTCCCCACGTTCCCCAATGGAACGTACTGCAACCATGTTTCCGTCATCAGGCATTGACCTTTCCAGCCATTTGATATGCGGCAATGATGGTTGTGCCCTGTTGGTCACGCACGACTTGCACAATTTCGCAATGTTGCGCGCTGATATTGGCTCACCGCAACCGATACAATCGGCCACCTTTCCTACTGATATTCTACTCGCCTTGCTCAATCGACTTCTCCTGTGATGCGGCGTGTCAGATCGCCGATGCTCTGTGCGAATTTGCGCTGCGCTTGTTCTCGATGGGTTTCATATCGCTGTTCGCGCCACGCCTCCGAAAACGGTACGAC